ACAAATACTGTAGATTTAACTACTAAAAATAAGTACAAAGTTATTGATATAAAAAATGAAGCTCCAAGATTTATAAAGGCAAATAGCATGCTAATAAGTCAAAAGCGTCACGCGGCGTCTAGTCCTTTGTTTACTGCCGAAGCTCCTTTTAAAACTGGTAATTCATTTAACGTTTTTTATTCTAAATATAACAATAGTGCTTTGTCTCAAATAGTAGATTTGTTTAATTCTAAAAGTGTAGATGAAGAGTATTTTATTAGATTTGCACAAACAAACGCCGCTGCACCTCAATCATCTTCAAATAAATATAGAATATTTAATATGGAGCTTGATAACTCTACTCCACAAAAACTTATGTTTTCTGTAGAAGGTAAATTTGGTAGCGA